GTTGATGTGTTCAATGGCGTTACTGATGTGTTCTTGTGCCTTGAACAGGTCTTCTTTAATGTCCTTCATATTTCCTCTACAAATCGTCGTTAATTAAAATGGTATATAGTGAGTGAGTTATTGTTCTAAGCCCGCCTCGTTAATCCTAGAGCCAGTTAGGGCTATTCCTATGGTTCTTCTTATTCCCAAAGTAGCTGTCAGCCATCTTTTGTAACTCCTGGTCCAGAAGATCCTCCTTGCGGTCCTTTATCTTCTTTTCGGCATCTTGTGCCATCTGTTCAGACCAATAGCTTACTGCCATTGCTAGGGCATCCAATCGGTCATCGTGGGTGATAGCACCTCTGTCTCTTGTTATTCTGGACAGTTGATAGATGAGTTGGTATTTGAGTTGGGATTCAAGAGGGTAGTTCTGAGCAGTCTGAAAGTCCTGTCGGATAACATCAGGTGATATAACAAGCTTATGCTGACTCATTACTGGCTCAAGGGTGTCAATGATCCTCTTCTCCTTCTGAATGCTGTGGCGTACTTCTTCAACAGTGCAGGGGTGTATTTTGTTCAGAAAGGGTTTAAACAACTCACTAAACATACCATCACCAAAGTTACTCTCAACAATGATGTAGTTGACCTTATGGGTCTTTGCTTTCATTGCAAGAACCTTGAGGACATCTTCTCCGTAGCCCCCTTGCATACCTCCTGCATCAGGGACGTATAGGTATCCGTTAAGCATCTTTACAATGGCCCAGGAGGTTTCATCTCGTCCTCTTCCTGATGGGTCAATGGACATCACTGATCCAGTGAACTCAACCATGTCACCAACTTGCTTGAAAGGTCTATAGAATCTATCTCCACTGAAGCCTACATTAGGGACATCTCCAGTCCAAGCTAGGTCTGGTGATTGCGCCCACACAACTTTCTCAGGAGCCACCTCGTTGTCTATGTCCATTACAAGCAAGTCGTTGACCTTTAGGGGAAAGCGATCAATATCTGACAGTTTACTATCTAGCATGAACTGCATAGCAAAGCCAGCTTTTCCGTAGCTGACCTCCCGTTCTGCCAGATCTATCTCACTAAACCTTAGAGGTTCTGTGGACTTGTTCTTCTTTTCCTCAGCAACGCAAAGTGGGCTAACTCGTCCATAATAAGTTTTCTCATTATCTTTGGGAGTTATGTACTTGCAGGGCCATATGCAAGCGGTGTAGTCTCTCTCCATCAGTTTGTTGTAGAGTGAGTCTTCACATTGAGGCGTACCCAGAAAGACAATCTTGGATTCCTTATCAGGTTTTAATATGGACTCGAACTCCTTTACCTGCTCTCCAAGTTTGTCTCTCATGCCTTGCGTGGCTGAGTTGTTTGGAACCTCCACATCGTCGGCCACTATGATGTCAGCCCTGCTTCCAGTTAGTTGGGAGGTAATGCCTAGTGACTTAACACTCGGAGCATGACTAGCTGGTGCAGGACCAACATCAAAACTTATCTTTGAAAATCGTTGTTTATCTGTGGGGATCAAGTGGGCTAGTAGAGGCATCTCGTGGATTAGCCTCAAAGTGAACGTGGAGAAATCGTCCGCTCTTGTTTTACTGGCAGAGCATACCAGGATGTTTTTTGATGGGTCCAGAAGTAGTTGGTGTACAACGTATGCTGAACAAATCCAAGATTTACCTACGCCTCGGAAGCCCTGGATAACAGCCCTTCTAGGTCCGTTCTGCATCCAGTCAGCAATCTCGTATTGTATGTCTGTGGGGTCGGGGAGATTGAGGTGTTTCCAAACGAGGTAAAGGAAATTTCTGAAGTCCTTTAACTCTTCCATATATTGTTATTAGTTAACGTTGCTTATAGGAGATTCCTCACCTTCTTCTTCCTCTTTAAACGGAAGAACACTTATAAGATCTTGAATCTTAGTGTCTTGTTTAAGTCCCTCATGTATGCCGTTATCTTTTAGATACTGTCTGGCAGCATTTAGCAAAGAAGGTTCTGCGTCTCCTAATTTGATGCGCTCAATGAACTCATCTGTTAGAAGATCCTGCAAGACATGCATTCTTGCTGAGTTGTCTTTATCGTTGTTATCCATTTACTTATTTATTCTTTTTACGTATTTCTGATGTTATCTTTAACACCATGTAAATGAGCGTTGCAGCACCCACTAGTACAGCTAATATCTCATTTACATCATTGAGAGTTATATTTGCGAGAAGACCTATAACACCGACTGTAGGTGTTGTGAATTGATTGTTCATACTACTAAGCTGCTGTAACGTAATTAAGGCTGATATAAATTTCAGTGTTAGTTTGTAATTTAGCAGCGAGAGAAGCTCCTGTATCATTCGCAGCGTCTGATGTCTCAACAAAATAGAGAGATAAAGTTGTCGAGTTTTCTTCAATCCATCCTGTAATATCGTCTATGTTTGCTCCCGATGGGTTCTGTAAATTTACAGCACTGACTGAAGCCCCTGCTTTATCATCTAAGTTAGCCGAAGTGTAAGGAAGTGTTGTAAGATTTAAAGCTCCATCTGGAGAACCACTAACTGAAGCAACTTTTAAAGTTCCAGATACAAACACTCTGTTACCTATTTTAGTGTAGCTTAAAGTGTTAAACGCTGAATTTAAAGTTACAGTTCCCTGCGCTCCTGTCCCTCCTGGAGTTGCTGTGACTGTAAAGGTTCCCTCTTTATAGAAAGATTCTGCAAGGTTGTTTTCAGTTAAATTATTAACTGCGGTGTTTCCAATAGCTGCTGCATCCTCTGCAACTTCTTGTGCAACAAACAGTCCTTGTTTGTAAGCAGTATCCAGATCGCTTTCGGTCAGTCTAGCTCCGTCAACAAAATCTACGAGTGCGTTTGAAGTTGTCTGCCGATAGACTCGTATCTTTGTGTACTGTAGGGCATCTGAAGCAGTAAGAGTAATTTTTTTATTAGCGGAACTGTCCAAAGAACCTTGACTAGCAATAGGCACATCAGTCCATGCGTTCATTAACAACCCTTTGCATTTAATATCGTTTGCGTTGAGTACTTCTATGTTTGCGTAACTAAATTGGTTTTGACCTCTTTGATTTGTTCCTGTTCCTAGTTCGGAATATTCAATGTATGTATTTGGCATAAGTAATTGATTGATTGTTTGTGAGTTGTTAATTTGTTTTAAGTTTGAGGTGGAGACATAATTTGTCTACGTGCAGCCATCGCTCCATCAAATAATTCTTTTAGTTGAGGAAGTTCTTTAAGAAGGTCGTATCTGGCTCTAGATCTGTAAGCATTAATAACTTTATTAATCTGTCTAATTCTAGGAGACTTACGACCAGTAGCATCGTAGTCTACATCTTCTGGAAGTCTTTTATATGTATCAGATTCTATAAGTGACTTTAATCTTTGTCTTAGAGTTTTACCTCCAAGTTTAAGTGTTGAAGAAAGTTCTAGATATCTGTCATAAGCATCATACTTTCCTTCAACAGGTATTTCAGTAAGATCTATTTCTGGAATGCCATAGAAATTTTTACCAGGCATTGAGAAGCCGTGTTGAGTTCTAGCCATTTCGTTTGCTACAACATCTTTCTTATCTGTAGATTTATAAATAGGGTTAAATCCTGTAGTTCCTAGTGGATTTTCTCTATAAACTATATCACCAAGAACAGTGCGTTTAGGTGCTACTTTATCTTCAAGTCCAGGTAATCTTTTGAAAACGGCATCTGCAAGATTTCTTGTTTCTTTAACCATTATTTCAGCCTCAGTATTTTTGAAGTGATTAATTGAGTTAGGTACAAAACCTCCTGCTATGTCTCTAAGAAGTTTAGGGCCATAGTATTCTGGATCTTCCATAAGGTTGATTGCGTTATTAACTCCTTGTAGAAATGTTTTATCCGTAAGGTTTTCTGCAAATATTAAAGCAACATTTGCTCCTATACCTTCGTCTTTTCCTTTATCATATTGAGTATAATCCCTCCAATCAGCAGATACTCCAAGCATTGTGGCTATTGGATCAAGTCTTTGGTAACTATAATAAGTGTCTCCTATTTTTAAGGAATAAGGTTGCCAGCCAGTAGCTCTAAGTGCGTCTCTTTCTTGTTTATTCTGAGGGCCACCTCCTGTTATTGTATCTCCAGAGCTATCAATTATTTGTTGCCACATATAAGCTACTGTTGCCCCTGTTGCTAGTTTTCCTATAGCTTGAGATCTTTCTGTTTCTGTTCCCTTTTTAAGTTGATCTCTATATTTCTTTTTAGTTCTTTTAGTAAGATTAAGCACTAAACCTATAGGAGAACGATCTACTGCAAATGTTAAAATATTTAAGGGAGTTCTATAAAAAGGAATAAGTAAAGTAGAAGCAAACCCAAGTGGCCCTGGTGCAGTTCTCATAAGGTTTTCTAACTTAGCAAACCAAGGATGTATTTCGTTTGTAAACGTAAGCTCTTTAGCCATCTTCTGTGCGCTGTTGGCTAAATTAGAAGCGTCCTTATCAAAAGGATTTTCTCTTAAATATTTATCAAGTGCTTCCTCTCTTCCCTCTCCAAACAATTTACCTGTTCTTGTAAGATGTTTTTGTGCTGCTATGTATCTGTTTTTTTCGCTATAAAAAGCCCCATCGCTTGTAAGGTGTCTGTTAAACTCTCTATTTACTTTCTCATTTAACCACTTTGTAAAGTTGTTGTTTCCAAGGTTTTTCTCGTCAAATTTAACGCCAAGATCTGCTAAAGCTTTTGCATCTGAGGCTTCTATTGCTGCTTTGTATTGGTCTAAATATTTAACAGCTAGTTCTCCTTTTATGTATCCAGTATAAGCTAGCTGTTTAAAGAACTCATCAACTGAAACTAAAGCTCTTGAAGGAAAGTTAACTAATGCTCCCATATAATTTATTGCTGTTCCTACAGTGCTTTTACTTTGGTTAGCAAAGGCTCTTTTATATCCCTTCTGTTCTAGGTACTGAGCTTTGCCAGGAACAAGAACACTGCTATCTTTTATAAAGGCTCTTCCTAAAGCTCTGAAAGCTCCTCCAAGAGTAGATAAACTATACTGATGCCTTAAAGTGCTTTTAGCTAAATCAACATTACCTCTTAATAAAGATCCTACTGTCCTTTCTAATGTTGAAAGTAAATTTGTAAGCGCACTTCCCCCAGCGTTAACAACCTGTGTTGCTGGGTTTCCTAAGAGTGAGTTGATGTAAATTTCTTTAGAAACGTCTAAAACTTTTCTTCCTAAAGTTTGTTGAGACATTTTAGTTATTTCTCCAAGACTCACCAACTCTTGTAACTGGTCAAAGTTTGCAACCATGTCTAGTTTTTTTGCTAGTTCTACTGAATCCGCAGTTCCTAACTTTTCTGCAAAAGCTTCAAAATAATCTGTATTATCCATTGTAGCTTCTAAAGGTCTTAAAGGAGTGTTATCTATTCCTCCTACACCATTTTTAAGAAACTTACGTTGCATCAAAGAAGCTGAAGCAATACTTCCTCTGAGTGAGTTTATTCGTGCCAGTTCCCCATATTTTGAAAACATATCAAGAAAATCTAAGTAATCTTTTTTATTAGAAGGATCTGCTATATGTCTTCTAGCTAGTCTTACAGCTTCTTCTGCTGCTTCACGCATAAACTTATAAATAACCACACTTTGTATAAGCTGTTGATTCGCAGATTCTATAAGTTCTTTATCTGAAGAATTTTTAATTACATCATCTAAATTTCCAAATGCTTCTGGATTATCATTAACAAAGTTGAATATGTCTTCTTGTTTCTTTTTATCAAACTTTGTAATAACTGAGTGATTAGATTGAATGTTTCTTGTTACTGTTCTTATAACATTCCATATAGAAGAAGTGTCTGTCGTTCCTCCAATTAAGTTTTTTATAGTACTAGACTCAAGAGCGATGTCCCCTCCTCTGCCTTTTGGGATAGCAGAAACTACAGCTTCTTCAAATTCTTTGACGTTTTCATCTACTAATTTTTGTGTAGATTCTTCCTCTTTTAAAGCTTTATCAACTTCAATTTTAATTCTTCCTGGAGATTTAATTGTACCATCTTTAGCTATAAGAGGTATTTCGAGATCCCTAGCTTTTTTAATGTATGCTTTTTCTGCGTCTCCGATCATTGTCTTAGAAGCAGTTGTCCAAGGATTCTGAGCTTCTTCAATTACTTCTGCCTCTGCGTCTGATAAACCTTTTACAACTCCATCAGGATTTCTTAGTTTCTTTAAACCAAGAACTGCAACTCCTATAGCTCCTCCAACAACTCCCTCAATCACCAAACCTTCAGCTACGTTTTTTAATCTACCAAGATACTCAGGATCATCTTCGTTACCTTCATACTTTAAGAAATTTGTAAAAGGATCATTCAGTCCTGCGTGTTCTCCTAAAAAATCTGCTAATCTTTCTTGGTTAGGCTGGAATACTGAAAAGTCTGTTACTGCTCCTGCTGCAATTCCTTTTTTAATATTTGAAGGCTTCTTAGCTTTAAGAGCACGTATCTCTTCCTTGGCCTCTTGCATTGTTTTTTTACCCTTATGCACTGCTTTTAATTTACTTGCCTTTTTAGCTGTTTTGCTGGCTTTTCCTAGCATACTTGCAACCTTAAATGCTGGAACAAATCCTGTAGCAAATTGAAAGATTCCAGAGCTTATATTTCCTGCAACTGTTTGAGAATCTCCTAAATTCCAATCGCTTTGATGCCAGCTATCAGGCATAAGATTTCCACCAAGACCTTCAACAGCAGCGTCCCCAAGACTCAAAACGCCTTGAGCAGCGTCTCTAAGTCCTCTAGGTATTCCCCAAATTATTTCCTCCCAAAACCCTGGTTCTTCTTCTTCTTCTGGTTTTGTTTGTTGAGTTGGTGAAAGAGTTGAAGGTAAAGCTTCTCCTGATTCTAAAAGTTCTTTTTCTTTGTCTGTAAAAATTTTTTGATCTTCTCTAACAACTCCTCTGGTTGCTCCTCCTGCTACTCCAACAGGAACAGATGTTTTTAATTCTTCAATAGTTTCACGACTTGGTTTTAGTCTTCCTAAACCGAGGTTTTCTGAAAATGATCGTAGTGCTTGTAATGACATATTTATTTAGTTTGATCTGTAATAATTTTTTTTTGTGCTTCTATAAATTCATCTGCTGTAACACGAGGTTTTGTAACAGGATTCCCAAATGAATCTCTCATGTAATAAGGTTTGTCTAAGTTGTTTTTCTTTAAAATTTTTTCAACCTCTCCTGTAAATTGAAGCTCACTGAAACTTAGTATTGGCATCTTTTCCCAATTCCTTTGTATTATTTCTTTCAAAGGATAGTCCATAAACATTCCCTGTTGAGCGTCTTCAAGAGTAACTCCTGTTTCTATTAAGTAAGCTCTAATATCTCTTTTTGCATTTCTGTATTCGGTTTCAGAAGATTTGTAAACTCCACTAGGGTAAAGACCTCCCACTCCCATTTCTGTTAAGCTAGGTCTTTCATAAGTAAATCTTTTTACTGTAGTTACTAAAGGAGCAAAGAAATCACTTTCTTTAAGAATAGTCTTTTTATTCTGATAGTACCTAGAAACATCTTCGTTTTTACCTTTAAATACTCCTGTCTCTTTTGTCTTTTCGTACAAACTTTTGTACTTATCAAAATCTTCTTTTTCGTAGTTACCAAACCGAGAGTCTCCAAAACCAAATACCTTATCAAGATCTAAAATTACTCTACCTTCTTTAGCGTCAAAGGTTTCTTTATCTTTAAGAGTTTCAGACAAACCAAACCTTTTGGCTTCTTCTACAGTATCTCCTTCCATCAATCCTCTTTGAACTTCTTGTTCAAATCTAGACGTAGGGGTAGGAGTAACTACAGGTCTTTCAGCCTCAGCTTTTCTTACATATTCACTAATTTTTTTATCTATAGATTTTTGAGCTTCTTCAGAGTTTTTTTGTATAATGCTGTTAACTTCATCTTGAATTTGCCCATCTGTTTTATAAAGGTTTAAAGATTTTAAGGTTCTTAAATCTTTTCTATTTTTTTGATTCCATTCTACTTGAATTTCACTAGCCATCTCTTCGATGTCTTCTTGTACCTTTTGGTTGATTAAACTTGGTTCTTCATCAAACCCACCAAAAGAATTAGGTACTTCAAAATTTTGCCAAAGCTTACCTTTAAGAGATTCTTCTTTAAATATTTTACTTGCTATTTCTTCTAAACTTGAAGTTTCTATTTCATACCTTTCAAGCGCATCGGAAGCTAAATAAGTCTTAGAAAACGTCTCAATAATGTTTCCATGTTTTATTTGAGCATCTTGCGTTTTTTCTATTAACTTGTCGTAAACAAGGGCTGAAGTATTATCTCCACTTTCTTTTGCAGCGTTTTTTAAATCTATTAACTCTTCTTTTATTTTAATAGATTCAGTTTCGTAGGTGTCTTCAAATTCTTCGGCTCTGTCAATAGGTATAACCTCTTGGCTAACCATTGTATTCTTAACGTCATTGAGTCTTGAATTGTAATTTAACCAATCATTATCTGCTTTATCTTCAATAATTTTAACGTTATCTACAGAAGTTTTTTCTTCTATTCTTTGTATTTTTTCTTCAAGATTACTTACAAATACTCCTTTGAATATTGGAAGATTATTTACTCTAGTATCTTCTAAACTATCTAAGATTTCTCGTGCTTGTATGAAGTCTCCTCTATTAGCGTAGTCTGTTACTACGTTTTCTATTGACTGCATCATAATAACTTTTCTAGCACTTGGAGTTGTATGTCCAGAGTCATATAGATTATTGTCCATAGCATTTGCCCACTGTTGAACACCGCCTTTGACCTTTTGTGGGGATTTAGATAAGGGGTCTACAACCTTGACTGAATTAATATTTTTCTTGGCAAAAGAGTCATACATTGATTTGTCATCTCCAGCGTAGAAGTCTACTACATTATCGTCCATGCCTCCTGTGTCATCTACTCGATATTCTTTGCCATCTATGTCTAATATGGTTCCTTGAGGATAATAATTAGACGCAACACTATATCCTGGAATAAGTGTTCTGCCAGAAGCTCCAACTGTCTGACTAAATCCTTCGTATCCAGGAGTTCCTGCATCAGCTTTTCTTTGATCTTCTGCTGTAGTTGGATCTATCGAAGCCAATCCATAAGCTGTTGCCCTGTGTTTTGGGAGAACAACAATTCCTCCTGTGGGAGTAGAAGGCATATCAAAAATTCCTTCTACAGAATTATATAGCATTCTATCTGCATTTTCTGCTGAAGAATCTTTTCTGTATTGTTGTCTGTCATTATTCCATAATTCAGTTGTTTTAGACCTAAATGCAGCAGCAGCGTTAGAAAACAACACATTGTGGGCGTACTTTTGAAATTCATCATCTCCTATATTCTCTAGTGCCTCTTGATTTATTTTATCAAGACCTTCTGTAATAAGAGCATCTAAAGCCAAGGCATCAGGAACTCTCTCAACGCCAAAGTTTTTTATGTTAATACCTAACTGAGTGAGTTGTGGTTTAATCTTCAGATCAAATCCTCTAGCGTAAACATCTTCACTAAACTGTTTCTGAAACCCTATCTTATCAAAAGGATTAAACCTTCTGGAAGTTGTACCATCTAACTGCTCAATAACTTCTTCATTAGTGAGAGCCATAGCAGCTTCTCTGCCTCGTTGTTTTTGTACGTTACTAAACTGACCTAATACATTACTAAACTGTGCAAGGTTCTTTGCAAGCATTTGCGCTGAGTTTAGTCTTGGTTGAGGGGCTACAAATACTTGGTTCCTTCCTGCTCCTTGTATAGTAGAGCGAAGAGACACCTGTCCAAAAGGGACATCTACTTGAGTTCTTGGTTTTGCCATAAAATTATTATTATCTGAGTGATGAGTAAGTGCTTAATCCTGATTGTATTCCTCCAAGTGCTGACCCAAGGTAATCAGGTTGTTCTATAGGTCTGTTAATGCGAAGCATGTTTCTGTTAAATCCTATTCCTGCTTCTTTTAATTGAAGTTGTCTATTAACATCAGTCATCTCTGCCTGTTGTTGTTCTGAGAAAGTGTATTCAGCTTCTTTCCTTGTAAGATCTCCCAAAAGAGCATCTACACTAAGGCCAGACACTCCTGATTCCCCTGCGCTAACTCTTGCAGTTGCTCTAGCTTCCATAGCTTTTCTATTGGCTTCCTGTATTCTCTGCGCTCTTGCAACCATCTCTTGTTGCTGTTGGGTTCGCATTGCAGATACTTCTGCTAGATATCTTTGACGTTCTTGAACTGAAGCCGTTGCTTGGGCTTGTTGCTGCATTTCTGCTTGCTTTCTTTGGCCTATAATCGAGGTAGCCGTTTGAGCAGCCCCGATTGCTACTGCTGCTAAAGGTGTACACATAAATTATTTTTTTTCTTCTTCGTTATTGTTTATTAATATAAAATTGTAAAAAGGTTCTTTGTTGAACTCGACTTCTTCTAGGAACTCTGCTCCAACCCAACGAAGCCAACGCACTGCTGGTCTGTTGTATTTATAGACAAAGTTTCCTGCCATTCCTCCCACTAGTTTCAACAACTCATTAACCCAAGTCTTTGAGTACTTTACAAATTCTTTCTTATATCTCTTGGATATCTCATCAGTCCCAAGCATCCATAGGTACGGAAACATATCTCCTTCACCAACACCAAACATTCCGATTGGTTTTCCTTTGTTGTTAAGGACTGTTAAGGTAGCTAAGTCATACTTGAAGGCATCGTGAAGAGCATCCAAGGGTTTCCTTCCCATGCACATGCATTCCATGTTGTCTCCTGCACGAAGCTTTGGTGCAAGATAATCAGCGTGATCTGGATGTGCTTGAACAATCTCAAGCGATGGATACTTAATTACTGATTGATCAAACACGCCTACTTCTAGTGTGTATAAATGACTCAAACTCTGCTGACTGGAAGTTACCAGGCAATGCTGAATCGTTTACTATTTTGATTGTAGTGTCTTTTGCTGAAGACATGATGGGGAAACTAAATGAACCAGACTCGATAGGAAGCGTTCCTACAACAGTACTTCCAACAATATTGCTAGAGAATACATTGTTATATGTCTGTCTGGCCTTTGGTGTGACTTCTACTTTGAAGCTTGCAGTGTCATCAAAGAACAAAGTGCCTCCTTTTAGGAAGTGCCTTTGGTATCCTGATGGACTCTTTCTTTGGTTAGCACGTTGCTTGAACATCTGCTCACTGAAGGTGTAGCTCATGGTGTATTTAACACCTACCCACACTGGGGTGTTGTTATGACTAGCATCTACTGTAACAGTGGTTCCGTTAACAGTACAAGGTATCAAAGCTCCTGCTTTAGTGCTACCAGCTTCTCTTGTGTATACTTGTATTTCATCATCACTTTCTGGAGTGAATGAGAGAGTGATTTGTCCGTTTGCAATAGTAGCTTGTTGTCTTAAATCAAGATAGGTGTTAAAACTTGTACCAGTGTCCACAAGCTTCTCTTCCATAGGCATTACAAGTAACTCAGTCTTATTGCTCTTGGTTGCTATAATGTAAAGATCACTTTCAATAAATTCAAAGCCTACAACAGAGAAGGGGAAGGTAAACTTACTCCAACTTGCTAGTATCTTCTGTGCGCCTTCCCAGTAGTACTTGTAGACATACATGCTTTTATTATCAGACTCACTCACAACACAAATGCAGTTCTCTGAAGTAGATCCTGCCATGTCCATGATGTCTGCTGGTATGTACTGAGGTACGTGGGCTGTTATCTCAACTGAATCAAAAGTGTCCGTGTTGGCATTAACAATGAACTCACGCACTCCTGAGAAGCTTCCCCTGGTAAACGGAAAGTAGATGTAGCTACCAAGCTCAAGAGGTGGAGTACTTGTATTAGTCTCGTAGTTTGTAACAGGTGTTATTGAAACTGTTTTTGGAGTGAGTAGATCTCCTCCTTTAAGAACAAACTGTCCACGTTCTCCAAATAGTATAAGGTTCTCTTGGAATCCTACTGCTGACTTTAGCTTAGTAACTCTAGTACTGGCTACGTTGACATCGATGGGATCGGAGTCCAATAAGGTTCTTACAGTTGTCCTGAAGAAGTTAAAGTACTCTCCTGCTTCTGACAGGATAACACTTCCTTCTGAAAGAAAGCCTAGCCTGTTCTTGTAGAAGAATATGTCAGAGATCTTCTTGCCTACAAAAGTTGGAAAAGGATTTGTTTCGCTGTCTCCTGCTTGTTTTGTAGGCCATGTACAAGCTCCAAATGTAAAAGTATTAACCCCAGTATTTACAAGCTTATAAGGTAAAGTTGTTTGATCTAAAGTGTTCTCTTCTCCAAAACCTATGTCTTCTACAAACCCTCCATCACTAAAGTCAGAGTCTCCATCATTTGTTTCAAACTTAACGTAGTAATCATCTTCGTTGTCTTCAACGTCTCCTCTAACTTTTATCTTGAAGTTGTTTGGAGCAGAACTTGGTAAATCTGTTATAGAGTCTACTTCTTTGTAAGCAACCCCAAGTGCTGTTCCTGACTTACTGTCAGATACTCTTATTTTAAATTCTTGTGTGTCACTAGCTCTTGAAATAACAAAAGCAGGGTAGCCATAGTTAGCTCCTGCTGTCTCTGTAGAGGAAAAAGACTGTGTACCTTCAATCTGTACAACTTCCCCAGTGTTTGCGTGAGTGGTTGTGCTAACAGTGCCTACTGTAAATCCATTTGCAGGACTTCCATGTTCTATTAAAGCATCATTTAATTTATCTCTTAAAACTGAAGCAATCCTTCCTGCTCTAGCATTAAGAGATATTCCAGTTGATTCTGGTTCTCCTGATATATAGGTAGCTTTTGCAGTCTTGGCTACTCCGCTAATTGTAAAATCTATTTCAACAGTGTAATCAGTCTGGTAGTGTCCCTGCTTAACAAACACTATTGCTTTATTGTTGTCTGCGTGAGAGAAAGCGTTAGAAGCATCCGCAGTCTTGTTAGCTGTTTTAGAGTTATTTAAAATAAATGTGTTATCGCCAACAGTGAGTGCTTTGAATATGTCTCTAGGTTTACTTCCGTCGTTAATGTGTAAATAATGTCCCGATGTAAATGTTTGGGTTTGTACTGCACCTCCTGCTGTTAGGACATTATATACTTTGAGTTCGTTGTTGTTAATTATAAGAACATACTTCTCTGTTTTATCTCTGTTAATGAAATGAACAAAAGCCCCATCGGCTACGGCAGAACTCAATAGGTTCTTACTATATCGAGTGTTGGGCCTCTTCTTCAATCCATCAGCTACCGAAGACAAAGCATTTATCTGATCTTCACATTGTCCATCAAATCTGAGCGTGTCTGGTTGTTGACTAACACCCTGGACAAGGTTTGGAAGTGAAGTATTTATCAAAGCCATATTATTAATATAAATCGTAGTTTCTATTGATACCTATTCTAGTGACGGCATCGAAGTTATCAAAAATTGTTCTGTCAGCATTAGCACTATCTGCTCTTTCAAGATTAGCTTTTGCTGCAAATTCATCTCTTATAATGAGTGCTTCAAGTTCTCTAGAGCCAACCAATCGTGACTGTAGGGATCTTGCAGCTTTTAGTGCTATGTATCTTCTAGCTTGTTCTGGTAAATCATCCCAGTCCAACAGAAATGTTATAGTCACCTTTATGTCGTTTGTGAAAGTAGTTGTCTGGTTCTTTCTGTCAAATAGAGAAAGCCCTCGTTGCACTAGGTCAACATCCTCAGTGCCATCATGGTCTACCTGTAGTGTATTATTAGGTAGAGTGATTGAGTTGTTTGTTGGAGAAAGAACGTAGTCTTTAACAGTATTAAAATGCCAACCTTCACTCTGCACCTCTCTTGAAACTTCATCAAGGATTGATACAGCGTTAGCAGCCGACACTGGAAGCTCAGAAGTGTTACTTATGCTGTTGACTGGAGCTTCTCCTATGTATCCCAACATAGTGTTAACAGCCTCTAGCTGCGATGTAAGTGTTGCCATGTAAAATTAATGAGTTGTTTGTTTATGGAAAAGAAAAGGGCAGGAGCCATATTACGACTCCCACCCAATCCTTTGTGTATGATTATATGTAGATTATTCTACTACAGTCTGTACTCGACAGCGCATTCTGGCCTTAAAATTCCATGTCCGAGAGCATATTTCGCCACGAACAAGGTTCCTTGGTGAGCTACTGAGTAGTCTTCCTCGGTCGCAAGGTCTAACAATTTCACTGTGCCGACGGCCTGTGGATGGCCACCGATTAATCCAGTGTCGGAAAGATCACTATTGTAACCTGTTCCGCTTCCGCCAAACACATCGTTAGCAGAGTTGTCATCGTCCTGATCTTGGTTAGCTTCTACTCCAGGTGTTCCTGATCCTGTAGAAAGCGAAGTTACAAGATCCTGCAAGTGCTGTGACTTGAATATCTTAATTCCTGCTACCATCGGCACTGTACCTTTACTTACAGAACCAATACCATCTACGTCACGATTGACTGCGATGTTATCAGATGTAAGTAACTTGTAGTACTGTGCTGGTGTAAGAACTGCAAAACGCTGTCCATCATTTGGTACGTCCTTCTCGTCAAGGCTTTGAGCCATTCCGAAAAGTGCATCAATGATTTCAGCAGCAGTGTCAAGACCATTGCCAGTGTTGACAGATGTTCCTGCGTTACCACCAGTTACGTTAGGTGTAGTTGTTCTAGCAGCAGCTACAAAAGTTTTCATTACTGCAAGGTCAAATCGCTTGGCAAGTGCCTTTCCGATCTCTTTTGCATAAATTGAACGAACTGAGTAGTGGTTCTTAACTTCATCAATATTGGCGATGAAAGTTGAACTCACTAACATATCGTCAATGTTAATGATTTTCTCATTGTGCTTGATTGCACTAAGGTAACTATTGCCAGCATCAAGAATGTCCTGACCTGGTGTATGGTACTTAGCACTTGCTACTCCCGAAACGGGAAAGGTGCTACTTTTACCTGATGATATAGACCTGACTGTATGCAAGTCTTTCATTATGTTTGTCTCATCAAAAGTTGTGAGGATCTCGTTAGAAAATACTTTTAGGAATAACGCATTTGCATCACCTGAAGCATTTATCTGACCCACTCTTGATGGGGTTGTATCTCCATTAGCCATAATTTAATATGTCCTTTCTGTGTTTTATTATGTTTTGTTGTTTATATTTGTGTTATTAACAACTCACTCATTCAATAAAACAAAAAGACCTACTCGGTGTTCTTTGATTAGTTGTCCCTCGCAAGGGGCTGCACATTAAACAAACCTCTCGGTTCACTTTTGTTGTGTCTTGTCTTTTGTGTGTTGAAATCTTTATCTATCTCTCCTGCTATGTTCCAAATCATTCACGTACCTTAGGATCTCTCCTATTGTTTCCTTTTCGGGATCGGTGAACGAATGGACTTTCAGTTTCGAGATGAAATGGGGAATCTTGCTCTTCGGGGGGCTGGTCACTATACAACCACTCATCGATAAGATCAGCGTTGCGACTGCGACTGCGATTGTAAGCTTCTTTTTCATAAGCCTCAACAACCTTGAAAAAGTACTCGCAAATCCTTGGAAAGTTGAACAACAGACCTACGAGTATCTTAATCATAGTAGTAGTAGCGGTTGTTTATTCTTTTGGTTTTGCTTTACCAACATTTATGGCAAGCCAGTTGATGAGTTTTAAAAGAACTGCTGTGATCTTGTTGTCAGCCTTGTTTGGTGTAAGTGCTGATACAAGGCTAGCTGCTGTAACAACAGCCGTAGCAATGCCAATAAGCTCTGCTTGGTTTTCAATAATATACGTTATCATAAATTTTATTATACCCTTGTAGATACTGCTAATCGTCTTTCAACTTCTTCACGATATGCAGGATCATTTTCATATCTCTTGTCTCTCATAGCCTCGACTACTTGAGCGTTACTTTGAAATGGTTGTACGGCTGATCCAGAGGTTTGTCCTTGTCTAATATTCGGTTGTCCTCCTTCACTTAGAAAGCGAGCATACAGTCCTTTAACAGCCATCTTAGCTGCCTCTGGTGTACTTGACTCAACTATCTGATCAAAGCTATCAATCTCTTCACCTGGAAGATTATTTCTTGCCCACTCAGCCATAGCCTCGTAGTTCTCTTGACCACCAATAGAGTTTGTTATCTCTACCTCTTCAGCAGATATAAGTGCCTGTTGGCCTCTGATGTATGTGTCAACAATATCCTTAGTGATGTTAAGTTTCTCTAGCTCTTTGTAATTGGCTTCTGACAACTCACCATTTTCAGCGTAAGCAATTGCAGCGTCTTCTATTGCGTTTGACACATCAGTAGACTCGCTGTTCGGATCTCCCTCATCTTCTGTTTGCGTCTGCTGTTCTTGGGATTGTTTCTCGCCAAGTTTCTTCTCAAGATTCTCGTACGCTTCTGCAAGGTCTTCTTGTGACTTGAACTTACCAAGAATCAAGTCCTCCTCCTTTTGCTGTTGTTCCTCCTCGGACCCAGAAGGGCTTTGCTGTTGTTGCTGTTGTGCTTCTTCTTGTTGTGCCAGTTGCTCCTCCAAGCTTATGTTGCCTTCTTCGGTTTCTTGCTTCTCGTTTATTGTGTATTGTTCCATACTTATTTACTCCCATTTATTCAGTTATTGGTGGTTCTTCTTCTTCTCGCCCTTCTTGGGCAATTGATTGATCACTAGCTGCTTTGATTCCAGCAGGGCCAAGCTTCTCTGCCATCTGCATGAGTTGTGCTTGTTGTTGCTCTTGTGCAATCTGCTCTTGAGTCTTTATAAGTCCTGCTGTCTTGATACCGAGTGCTGTGGCTCTTCTCTTGATGTATTCAGATACGTTAACAAAGTTAGCTACCGCTTGTGGCCCTAACACCTGACTGGAGCCAAGAAGGAATGAATCGAGGCTGTTAAGATCCCCTTGTCTTCCAAGGCTATCAAGACCTGTAACAATAACAGGATTCACTAGATCCTTTGGAAGCTTTGGCATCTTCTTGTTCTTTTCCATTACACTCATCAAACGACTCAACAAAGGAGCCTGGAGATCATTGCTAAGTAAACTAAAGATACCACCAAGGGCTGCGTTAAGTTCCTGCGAGATCAATCGGATTTCTTCGGCAGTTACTCGCTCGGCATTCCTGATTGCACTGCTAGTGAGCAGGAAGTTCTGAGCAAGCCTGTCTTTGATTTGATTGATTGTCTCAGAAGCTACTCTGAAATCATTAAACTTGTTGAGTTGGAGAGTTGATACATCACCTGCGTTACCTTGTACAATAGCTCCGTTAGGTGACTCAGAAAGACTCTTGTGTCTTGTAGTTCCATTTGGGTTAACCAAGAATAACACCTTGGCTGCTGCTGCACTGCCTTCAACAATAGCTCTA